AGTCAGTATGGGGACAATGCTTCTTTTTATATTTCTCAATCTAAAGAAGAACGAGAGGCAAAAAAAGATCGAACATACGTTGGTAATGGTCGGGTCATTTGGACAGACGGCACTATTAAAACTGCCGAACAGAAAGAAGAATTAACGGCTGCGGTTCAGCAGCCTGACAGAGAAGATGACTTGCCATTTTAATTAAGGGGGCTTTGCCCCCTTTTTTTATATCTAACCAATGTTAATAGATTATACACAACAATTACAATACCTAGACAAAGTCAGAAAAGGTCATATACAAGAAGGCTACAAATTAGGTATATCAGAAATAGACGAATACTTTAGGTTTAAGAAAGGGAACTTCAATGTTGTTTTAGGGCAAGCCAATGTAGGTAAAACATCTGTTGCCCTGTATTTAATGTTATTGTATTCTTTGCGTCACGATATTAAATGGCTTGTTTTTAGTAGCGAAAACGAACCATACTCTATCATTAGAAAACTGCTTGAATATTTATTGGCCCAGCCTATAAACAGAATGACTGACGAGAGTTATAAGTATGGTACTCAGGTTATTAAGAATTTCTTTAAATTTATAAGCCCAGAGAAGTTGTATACTTATAAAGATTTGATTAGGCTAGGGGAATCTTACAAAGCTGCTTGGGACTATCAAGGAATGTTGATTGACCCGTATAACAGTTTAATCAAAGATGCTGAAATGGCTAAAACAATTGATGGGCATAGTTATGATTATCAAGCAATGACAGAGTTGAGGCAATTTTGTAAACGTAACGAGATTAGTATGTGGTTAAACACACACGCCAATACAGGTGCTATTAGAATCAAGCACCCAATGGGTCACGAATATTTTAATTATCCAATACCACCATCAGCAGGTGATGTTGAAGGAGGGGCTAAATTTGTCAACCGTGCCGATGATTTTATGGTCATACATAGATACACGCAGCACCCATCAGATTGGACACAATCACACATTCACATCAGAAAAATAAAAGAAACTGAAACAGGTGGTAGGCCAACACCTTTAGATCAACCAATCAGAATGAATTCAATCAAAAACAATGTAGGCTTCGAAATAGATGGAAGAAACATTTTAGAAACTGTATTAGCCAATAAAAAAGCAAACACATTCTTAAAAAAAGCATAAATGGATTGGGCATTAAGATTAATATTTAGTTTACCACATCAAAGATTATGCTTAGGGTGGGAAGTCCTTAACCCAAGCGAGGAGTTTCCATATCAAACAATCAAATTGTATCTACTACTAATAACGATTGAACTTGACCTATAATGTTGCACATACTTGCAAAGCATCACGATCTTTGGATTAGTTATGTTTTAAGTTTTAAGGTAAATGAAGAGACCGCTAAAGATATAGTGCAGGAATTTTACCTCAAAATGTCAAATTTTACTGGCGATATAATGATAGGCGAAAAGATTAATTTCTATTTCGTCTATTTAGTTTTACGCAATATGGTGTTTGACTTAAAGAAAAAAGAAAAGCGGTTTTACTTTACTGAAGAAATACCACCTGTTGAAGAAGAAGAATATATTGAAACAGATACATCAAAAAGCGAGTATATTACTAAGTGGATAAAAGAACACAATTTAGAAGAATTAAATCTTGAGGACACTGAAAATATCAAAAAGATTTACAACGCTTGTGTATTCAATGAAGTAATGTTAGAGAACAAAAGCATAGCAGAATTATCGAGGGAAACTACAATAAGTTACTACTCACTTTACAACACGGTTAAAATAATTAAGAACGAAATAAGAGATAATTATGAAACTTGGAACAATACTAGAGAAGATATTTAAGTTTACTGGCATCGCTTGGATCGTAAAAAAGATATGGGGCGATGACTGCGGTTGTGAAGAAAGAAAACAAAAGCTAGATAATTATAAGATATTTAGAAAATGAAACAAGAAAATTATGACTACTGGACTGAGTTTAGATCAGTAGAATCAAACGACCTTACCAAAGCTGATAGAGAATTAATTGTAAAGATATTTGCAGAAGAATTAAACAAAAGAATCTCTGTCAATTGTGGGTGTAGCGGTAGGGTATGGCAACAACGCATAAACGCTATAAATAAATTGTATGACAAAGGATGAATCGGAACAATATGAAAAGACCATTGCTTTGATGATGAATGGCTTTTTAAACTTTCAATTGAATTGGGTTGGCGATGAAAACACTTTTTATGATTTAAGGGGATTAAGTCCTAACGGAAATAAATGCGTGGTAGAAATAAAAGTTAGACAAAAATACTACAAAGATAAGATGCTTGAGAAATACAAGTACGATAAGTTAATGACCTTACCTGATGACGTAGTTAAACTGTATTATGTTTTTGACAACAAGGGTAGTTATTTGTTTTGGTTAAATGAAATAGAATTACCAGCTGTTCAAAGCATAAGATGCCCATCTACAACAATGTGGTCAAAAGACCGAAAAGAGAAAGAAGTTTACTTATTACCCGAACGCCTAGCGTCTCTTGTGGATTATAACACATTAACGGAAAAAGATTTTTTTTATTAATTTTTTGAACTTTTTTGTTCATAATTCAAATATTTGTTTTATATTTGTCATATCAAACAAATAAAACGAATCAAAATGTCAAATTACACACCAAATTACACAGTAAGAATCTACGAAGAAAACTATTTATTCTATTCAAACGGGCAGCGATTTAACACACTAATTGAAGCTAAATACTTTGCAAAAAGAAAAATGCAAGAACAACGTAGCTACAGACCAACTACTAAGCCAATGTACGCTAGAATCGATGGAGATTTTATTGCGACACGTTACTTTTCAGAAAAAAAACTATTAGGATAAACAAAACGAACGCCCCTTTCGGGGGGCTTAATACCAATCAATATGAGACCAGTTTTTAAAGATATCGGATATTTTGTCGAATACTTAATCGACACAAAACTTATCGGCACTAAAATAATTAAGGAAGCTGACAGAGATAAAATAGGCTATTATAGCCGTATTGATGCAGTTGCTACAGAAGATATTATTTTAGACAACAAAAAGAAAATAAAAAAAGGTCAATCATACTACACTAGGTTATACCCTTTGTGTGGCAAACAACTTCGTTAATTATGAAAACACTAGGAAAACTATTCAAGAAACTACAATCAGCGTTCCTATACTTTGCATTTGCTTATATAGGCTATCATCTAGGAACTATTTTATCTAACCTTTTAAATTAATTATTATGTCTTATAACGGATGGACTAACTACGAAACGTGGCGAATCAACTTAGAACTCTTTGATGGAATGCAAGAAGATTGGGATGCAGAACAATGTAAAGATTATGTTGAAGAAATTTTAGAACAATCTCCACACCTGGCTTTAGACTACGCAAGAGCGTTTGTTCGACAAGTGGATTACAGAGAAATTGCTGAAAAATTAAAAGAAGATTAATATGTGGAAATCAATAGAAGATTTTTTTACCTACGGTAACAATGACGTGGACTTTTACTATAAAGCTACATACAGAGCGCAAGATAGGGGTGATTATTTTAATGCCCCCGTTCCGTTTGACGTTCAGATTAATTTTATAGGGGTTGATAACCACTTCAATTTGATAGAATATTTAACAGACGATGTATTTGATGCTGTTGAACAAGATGTAATCAAAAAATATGCATAACCTACATTCATACATATTTTTAAATTCATCAAACTATGCTTTAGATGTTTTGACAAAATGGTATGAAAAGAAACCAAACAATGTAGAGTTACAAAACTTGATTAAGTCATTTCAGTATATTGTAGAACATACAAATATGATAGAACTTGAAAGGCAACTGTATAAAGACCATTTTAACTTATTACAAGAAAAACACACAGAATTAAAACAAGAGCTAAACGAATTATGGGAAAAGAAAAAAAAGTAATAAAAATTTACGACACAGAGTTAATGTGGCAACAAGATGGATTAGCATATCTTGAAACACACAAGCACGTTATTGTATGGAATGCTGATTGTTTATTCAAAGACATACCTAATTTATTGAGAATTGCATTAGAAGCAAAAAAAGACGACAAAGAAAAGATTCTTACTAACATTGGCGGTCAATTAAAAAACTATTTTGAAAAACAATATATTTTAAATAAACATTATGAGGAAAGCGAGAATAACTCAGGCCCAGAAGATAGCTGAACTGAATGAGCATATAAACTTTGTTGAACAACAATTAAGAGTACACATACAAACTTGCGAAAGATTGTTTAGGTTTATTTATGAAAAAATGGACATCAAAGATACGCAAGAAATTACCGAAGAAGAATGATATTGCTTTTTGACATAGATAGTTTACTTTATTCCAGTTGTTATAATGTTGATTCGGCTGAGGAAGCAATGTTTAAATTTGACGAAAACTATCAAAAGGCCGTGAATGATTTAGAAGAACTTTGGGAAGTTGAGGAGGTTATTCCTTTTGGCCTTTCAAGAAACAACTTTAGGAAGTACATTACAAAAACCTACAAAGCCAATAGGAAAAGCGAAAAACCACAATTTTTTAACGATTTATGTAAATATGTAGCTGCATATTACGAGCCTGAGATAGCTAACGGGATGGAAACTGATGATTTAGTAGCTATATTTCAACAAAAGATAGGCCCTGACAATTGTATTATTATTTCAATAGACAAGGATTACAAACAATTTGAGGGGACAATATATAACTACAGCCAAAGGAAAATAATCCAACTAAGTAAGCGAGAAGCCTTGTATAATTTCTATGAACAAATGATAGTAGGGGACACGGCTGACAATGTTAACTACTGCAAAGGATATGGCAAGGCATACGCTAAAAAGCTATTTAAAGGCGTTTCTACGGACTTTGGCTATAAGAAGAGGGTTTTGGGTTTGTTTAAAAAGATATATCGCTCAAAGGCCCGTGAACGATTTATAGAGTGTTATCATTTATTAAAATTAGGTTATAGATGAAAGTGACTAAAGAAAGGTTGGAACTATGTAAAACTGATGGTGACTACTTTGAAGATTTATTTAGAGAAAAAATAATATCTAAGCAATTAAGATATAAAAAAGCCACCGACAAAGATGATTGGTATAGGCATATAGATTGTTACGTTAATGGCTTCGGCGTGGATGTAAAAGGGCGTAGACGTTTAGAAGAAATATGGCTAGAGTATACAAATGTAAACGGAAACAAAGGTTGGTTAAGGGGCGAAGCAATGTATATTGCTATGTTTATAAAAGAATTAAATGCATTTTCAATATATTACCGTGAAGATTTGTTGAGGTTTATTGAAGAAAATGTAAAAGAAGAAACCACTTATAAAGACGAATACTTTAAATTTTACACCCGCAAGAGGTGGGGTAAAAAAGATATGATAGTTAAAGTGAGATACGCAGATATAAAACATTTAGAAAGGGATTTATTTTAATGGACACACGCAAGAAATTATCTGAATTAGAAGAAGAAAAATATTCAGACGCAATAGTAGAGGGGCTTATACAAGAATATAGATTTAGGTCACATAAGGGTATTGATAAATACGGAACAACTTTAGAGGCAAATCAGCTAAGCCTTTACAAATGGCTACAACACGCTAAAGAGGAAGCAATGGATATGGCATTATATTTACACAAAGCACAAAAACAATTGAATGGATGATGAGTGGGAGTTCTGGGAACATAACTATCACGGGGACGATTCAGAAGAATTATCAGAGTCAGGAAGTGGAAGTAACGGAAAATAATTTTAGGGTATTTTGGCGCAGACCAATAAACCCAATAACAATGATGAGAAAATAATGGAAAAACAAATACAAGAACAAATTATAGAATTGATTGAAA